CCAACGAATGGAATGTTGGATTAATCTTCGGTGCAAGTGGTAGCGGCAAAACAACGCTTGCAACTGAATTGTTTGGTAAAGATATTTTCAAATCTGTTTTGAATAATGATTTGCCGATTATAGAACAATTCCCTTCTGAATATACTTATGAACAATGTGCTGCATTGCTCAATGGTATTGGATTAAATTCTGTGCCATGTTGGTTACGACCTGTAAAAACATTATCCAACGGACAAAGAGCAAGAGCAGAAGCAGCTTTATTGATGTGTCAAAATAATGAGGTATCATTTATTGATGAGTGGACGAGCGTAGTGGATAGAACTGTTGCAAAAGCAATGAGCGTATGTCTTAATAAATTCGCAAAGAAGAACAACAAGAAAATAGTTATCCTTTCATGCCATTATGATATATTGGAATGGGTTAAACCTGATTGGATGATTGATTGCAATAAACAAATCTTTCAATTGCCTAAGTCGCAAGATTTTTTTTTTAGCGAAAGAGAACAACTCGAGTTCCAAATTAAAGAAATCGACAAAACAAGTTGGCGATATTTTAGCAAGTATCATTATTTAAGCGACAGATTGCCTGGGGGAAAAATATTCCTGTACGGTTTATTTCATGGTGATAATCAAATAGGTTTTCAATGTTTTGCAAATTACACACCGCATAGAAAAGGCACTACAATAATATACCATTCCAATAGAACTGTTATCCATCCTGATTACAATGGTCTTGGTCTTGGGATATTATTGATTAATAAAACAAGCGAATTGTTGAGTAAGAAAATCAAGTGCAAAATAATGGCAAAGTTTTCTTCAACGCCTGTATTTAAGGCAATGATAAAGCAAAAGCAATGGCGTTTCCTTGGGCAAAAAAGAACAATGGGCAAATTAAGAACTGGCGGCAATATGTTACGCAAAGATGGATTCAGGGAAGCAGGAGTGAAAACATATAGTTTTGAATTTAAACAATATTGATAATGGAAAAGGTAAAAAGAAAAGGAGTTGAAAATCTTATACCGTTTGAAAAAGGTAAATCAGGTAATCCTTTAGGCAGACCAAAAAAGTATATTACATTATTGAAAGAACAAGGGTACAAGAAATCTGAAATAGATGATACAATACAATCCATGATGGCGATGACCATTGCAGAACTACAACGAGTATGGGATAATAAAACAGAAGCAACGGTGCTTGAATTGACAATAGCAGCCGCAATAAGAAAAAGCATAACAAGAGGCAGCTTGTACAGCATCGAAACTTTACTTAATAGAGTTTATGGTAAACCACAGGAATCAGTTGATATGCAGCATACATTGATACAAGAACAACCATTATTTCCTGATGTAAAATAATAAAATGTTTAAACGTACTACCGCAATAAATAAAATATTAGGTTTAAAAAAGTTTGTCAAAGGAGTTCAAGGCGGAACAAGTGCGGGAAAAACTTACGGCATCTTGCCAATACTTATTGACATATCAACCAAAAATCCTTTTACAGAAACATCCGTAGTTGCAGAATCAGTACCACATTTAAAGCGTGGTGCAATGAAAGATTTTAAAAAGATAATGATTGATACAGGCAGATGGATTCCTTCGCATTGGAATATATCAGATTCCAAATACACATTTTCAAATGGTTCTGTAATAGAATTTTTTTCTGCTGATTCGGATGAGAAATTAAGGGGAGCAAGAAGGGATTATTTGTATATGAATGAGTGTAACAATTTAACTTTCCATGCTTATACCGAACTTGCTGCAAGAACTAAACTTGGTATCTATCTCGATTGGAATCCAACGAATCAGTTTTGGTTTCATACAGATTTAATGCATGATGCTGATGTGGATTTCATTTCAATAAATTATTTGGATAATGAAGCATGCCCCGAATCAGCTTTAAACTTTATACAGAAGGCAAAAGAAAAAGCAGATACTTCTCCATTTTGGGATAATTGGTACAGGGTTTATGGTCTTGGTCAAATAGGATCACTTGAAGGAGTGATATTTGATTTTGCTTTGATTGATGAAATACCCGAGCATGCGGAGTTTGTTGCGAATGGTTTGGATTGGGGTTTTACGAATGACCCAACAGCATTAATTAATGTTCATAAAAACAAAGATGATTTATACATTGATGAATTGCTTTACCAAACAGGGTTGATTAATAGCGAAATAATAAGCAACATGATTGCGGTTGGCGTTACTAAATCAGAATCAATTGTAGCCGATTCTGCAGAGCCAAAAAGTATTCAAGAGTTAAGTAATGCAGGGTTTAATATTGAAGGGGCAAGGAAGGGCAGGGATAGCATCAAATCATCTATTGATACATTACACCAATATAAATTATTTGTAACCAAAAGGAGTTTAAATATCATTAAAGAGTTGAGGAATTATCGATGGATGACAGACAAAACAGGCAAAGCATTAAACGTACCAATTGATGCCTTTAATCACAGCATTGATGCTTTGCGATATGTAGCACTAAACAAATTATCAAAATATGAAGCCACAGGGTCTTATTCATTTGCAGACGATTATTTGGAAGAATCTGAATAAAATAAAGAAAGTTGCCACTATAAAAAAGATGGATTTAAAATTATATCAAAAAGTAGTTGCGGCTTACACTATGTCAGATGACGAAATAGATAAGCGAGCTTATGGCGTTGCAGCTTATTACGGTTTGTCTTTCAATGATGTTGATTGCATGAACGAAAAACTGTTTATTAAAAAAGCAGTAAAAGTTGAAACAAGGATAGCTTTAAATTCAATCAGAAGGTTTTATTTAAGAAAAGTTAATATCCAAACGGATGCAAATAAATTAACGTTTGGGCAGTTCATTGAGATATTACATTGGCTCAAGGATGGTGAAATAGAATCCTATCACATGATTGCAGCTTCATTATTGAAGTCAAGAAAAGACCACAAGAAAGATGCAGAGAGGATGTCGAATGTAAAGGCAGGAAGAATTGTGCCTTTCATAAGAAAGTTTTTAGAATCATTCAATTCATTGCTTCAAAGCTATTCTGTTTTGCTTGACATACAAGAAAAAGAAGCATTGGAAACAAATGCTGAAAGAGATACGCCACATCCTTTCCTTGAACAATACGGATGGATTTTTTCAGCCAAACAAGTTGCAGACTATGAAGGTATAAAGTTGAACGATGCATATGATATGAATGTTATCAATGCATTGAATGACTTGGCTTATTTAAAAAGTTTTAATGATTATAAAGAAGAACAATCGTAATGGCAAAAATCAGTCATAAACAAGTTGATGACCTTGCGTACTTGGATGAAATCGGTGGCAGTAAATCTGATTACAAAAAGGTAAAGTTTGATGATGTGATAAATACGCTCACACAACTTGCAGGAGTGTACATTGAAAATATAATAAATGAACTTGATAAGGTAGATGCATATTCAAGCGGTCATCTTTCTGATAATATTAAACCAACAGAATTAGAAGTTAATGGAAGTAAATACACAATAGGAATCGAAGCACCAATGTACATTAGTTATGTTGATGAAGGTGTGGATGGTTGGGCTGTATCGAGAGGAAGTCGCTTTAAATTCAAAACAAGAGGCGTTAATCCTGATGGTGATTTGGTTGCAAACATAAGCAGATGGTTAAAGCGTGAGCAAAAGACAAACAGGAGTTTAAAAAAAGCTGTATCAACAAGAGAACGAAGGGCAAAAAAAATAACCGATACAAGCAAGCGTGCTGCAATGACTGCGGCATTTATGATTAAAAGACAAGGTATAAAAAAGAAACCTTTTTTTACCAAAGCCACTAAAAAGTTTACGTTGATAATGAAACAAGAACTTGGAACAGCATTAAAGATTGACATAATAAATAATTTAACGAAATGAAAAAAAATATAGCATCGCAATTAAATGAATTAGCAAGAACAACGCCAACAGTATTCGAGTGGAAGGAAGAAGAATGTTATTTTACAGGTGAGGAAATGAATCTTTCTGCTTTTGGAGAACATCAAATATTTGATAACAACAAACATTACAAAGTAATGATGCCAATGCTTGTTGCAGTAGACCACAAGCAACAGATTAAAGATGCATACAAAAGAGGCGGTTTGCTCGAGGTAAAAAAATATCATCAATCAGTAATAAATAAATTGAAACAAAATGACGTTAGAATCTTATCCTCCCAACTACAGTAGTGTTAATGGAGATTTAGTATATGTGTTTTATGATAGCAATGCTGCTAACCCAACGACATATCCCAATTATAAATACGTTGGTGAAGTATGGATTAATGGAATAAAAGTTTTTACAGGTAAAGCATTTCCGCATCCAACAACAAACAGGGGTATATTTAATTTTGGTAGTGTCATAAGAGAATATACTGAAATGGTATTGGATTCATCTGCAACAGGAATTTTGTTGCAAGAATTTGGCGAAGCTGCTTACAGGTCAAGCGTTGTAATAAAAATTAGGGAAGAATATTCGGGTACAGTTGGTGCTGTTGTATTGACAGATTCAGAAAGAGTGTTTTATAATTACTACACAGGAAGGTATTCAAATTTTGAATCGATGTCTGCAAAGATTCCTGTAATGTCAGACAGACCATTAACATTAAGTTCCACATTCGGTTCAAAATATTTATTACTTCCTTATTATGCTGCAACAACATCAAGCTATACCGTTGCTATTTATAACGGCACTTCGACATATACAAAAACAATAACGCCATCAATTGGTAAATCATTGCAGCAATTAAATATATCTGCAACTGCAATTAATATTGAATCTGCAGGATTCATTACATCATCGATGGAATATTACACAGTAACAGTTGGCGGCGTTACTTACAAAGTGAATTTAATTTGCAACGGTATGTTCTCAAATTATAAGATTCATTTTTTAAATAAATGGGGCGGATTTGAAACAATGCTTTTTAATAAAGCAAGAAAAAAATCGATCGAAATAGAACAAAAAAAATATCAGCAACTTGGTTACAGGGTAAATGGTTCGGGAGTTGTGAGCGTAAAATCAGGAGATATTATGCATCCGCAAGCATCTGTGTACAGCAGTTCATTTAAAGAGAAATTAAAAATATCAACTGATTGGATATCTGATTCTGAATACATTTGGTTATCTCAACTTGTAAGCAGTCCTTATGTTTACTTAGAAGATACAGATAACACTTTGTACCCTGTATGCATATCAGAATCCAATTATGAAATCAAAGAATATATCACAAGCAAACTTTCTAATCTTAGTTTGAATATTGATTTTGGTCAGCAATATAAAACACAATTCAGATAATGGAACTATATATTGAAAAACAGAAGGTAGATATTAATGATGAATTAAGCACATTGCTTACATTGGCAATTGATGATATAAAAGATTTTGGTGCAAAGAACACTTCATTTACAAAAACAGGTGTGATGTATGGCACTAAAAATAATAACAAAGTGCTTGGCAACATTTTTAATATTACAAGTTCCATTTCTTATTCTTCTGTTTCTCCGAATGTAAATTATAATTTCAACGTTGCTGTTGGTGCATCATGCTATATCTTTTCTGAAAACATTCAAATATTTAAAGGTGTATTCAGATTGCTTGAGATAATCGATGACAATGGCGTTATCCAATACGAATATTTTTTAACAGGAGAATTGGGCGGCTTTGTTGCTAAGATGGGAAATAAAAAATTGACTGACCTTGATTTTTCTTCTCATGACCATACATACAGCATTGCGAACATAACAGGCTCATGGGCAAATGATAATGCAGGAAATGGTTATTATTATCCATTGATTGATTACGGAACTTATTCATCAAATAAAAAGGATTGGAAGTACGGAACATTTCGTCCTTCATTGTTTGCAAAAGAATACATTGAAAAAATATTTACAGCAGCAGGATATTCTTTTGATTGCGATTTATTCAGCACAGACAGATTTAAAAGAATCATTGTGCCACATTCCCAAAAGTTATTACAAAAAAATAGTTCTATTCTTGGTGGCGGTAATAGAACAAATAATTATACTTGCCTTGATGATGCAATAGGTTCTGCTGCAACAATTGATTTGGAAACATTTACTGCAGGATTATTTACAGCCAATGCAGGAAAAGATGAGTTTACTTATACAGGAGCGCCAACAATAACCACATATATTGATTTCCATTTTGAGGGAGATTACATTTGCGATAGTGATTTATATTTTGAAATAACAAAAAACGGAACAAATGTTTATTTAGATACAATTCCATTTGTTGGTTTAGGAATATTTACGCCTGTAACTTATAGCAGAACTTATACAGCAATTCCTGTTACAGTATCAACAGGAGATATAATAAGGTTTGGCGTAGGTTCTACTGCTATTGTTACCGAAACTTATCGACTTGATGTGTCTGCTGCAACGCTTTCTTTTTCATCTGCTGTTGCTGTATTAAATCCAATATCTATTGGTGGTGATGTTGTAATAAATGACTGCATACCTCAAAACATATTGCAGAAAGATTTTTTAAGTAGCATAATAAAACTTTTCAATCTTTACGTTTTTGAAGATTACGAATTTGACAAGGTATTAAAAATAAAACCTTTTGTGGATTATTATCTCGATGCGACTTCTGTTGATTGGTCAAACAAGATTGACAGGTCAAAGCCAATAAGATATGTTCCAATGAGCGAACTTAATAGCAGATATTTTGAATACAATTTTAAATCTGATTCTGATTATTATAATGACATATATAAAAAAGCCTACAATGAAGGTTATGGGAATTATAAATATGATAGTGAATTTGAATTTGCAAACGAATCTACCAAAATTGAATTAGTATTTTCTGGTACGCCATTAGTCGGTTATGTTGGTGAGGACAAAGTTTATTCTACAATATTCAAAAGAACAGGAGAAACTACAGGAAGTGGTGAGGAAAAAATTGACAGTAACATAAGATTATTATTAGCAAAAAAAATAACAGGCGTAGCGTCGTGGAAAATATATGACACCGATGGAGTTACCGTATTGAATACAGGAACGGATTATGGTTATGCAGGACATTTGGACGATCCTGATGCTCCTGCAAATGATTTACAGTTTGGAGTTCCTAAAGAATTATATTTTACTTTATCATCGGGTGCTTTAAATGTTAATCAGTTTAATGTTTATTGGAGCAGTTATATGGCTGAAATTACAGATAAAGATAGCAGATTGCTTATAGCTACTGCAAGATTAAATGACAAAGATATTTATCAACTTGATTTTTCTAAATTGATTTATGTTGATGGTGTTCTTTACAGATTAAATAAAATTTCAGATTTCAATATCAACTCAAGTGATGTTTGCAAAATAGAATTATTAAAAGTTATAAATAAAATTTATTAAGATGCCAACACAAGGAAACGAGGATGTAATAATAAAAGCAAGATTGGAAGCGGACACATCGTCTGCAGAACAAAGTTTTGATAAAACGAAATCCAAAATGAAAGGCATGGGTGATGAAACCAATGCCACAAAAGGACATTTTGATAAACTAAAACAATCAATGGGCGGTGCTGATGCAGGAAGCAAATCACTTAACAACAGTCTTGGTGGTGTGAACTCGATGATGAAATTGGTATCAGCGAATCCATTGATAGTTGTTTTTGCTGTATTTGCAGGATTCATAATTGCTTTGATAAACCATTTTAAAAAGTTTGAAGCTGTTGGTGATGCAATGACAAAAGCATGGTCAAAAGTTTCTTATGTATTCGATGCGTTTCTTAATAAAGTATTGAAGCCGTTGATAGACGGATTTGTTTCTCTTGTTAATGCCGTTGGTGATGCTGCGAGTTGGATTGGCGGTTTATTTTCTGATGACATGGAAAAAGGTGCAGACAGAACAGGAGAACTTACAGATGCATTGGATGATTTAAAAGATGCAGAGGAAGAAAATGCAATAGCAAGGGCTGAAAGTAACAGGGCGTTACAAGAAGCAAGAGAATTGGCGGCAGATGCTAATGTACCGATACAGGAAAGGATTGAAGCATTAAAGAAAGCAGGACAAATAGAAAACGAACAACTTGCCGAATCAATAAGAATTGCAGAAACAAGAGCAAGAGCGGTGCTTGAACAGATTGCACTTGAGATGGGCGTAAGAGATGAACTTATTCAGAAGATAAGGGAAGGTACTATTGAGCAATTGAAAGCAGCGAGAGCGGAGATAATGTTAATGAAGGATGTGGATAAAGAAAAGATAAAAGGAATAACACAAGATATTATTACAACCGAAGATGCAGGAGCGCAGCAAGCTAAAATCGGGAAAAAAGTAGAAACAGGAATAACTTCATTACAAAGAGAAGAACGATCGAAAAGGGAAGCTGCTGCAAAAGAACATCAGCAAAAATTACAAAAACAAAGAGATGAAGCAGCAAGGAGAGAAAAGGAAAGGAAACAAAATGAAGCTGCTTACAATGAAGTTGCTTTGAAGTTGATGAGAGAAAATGAATTGCTTCAAATTAAAAATGCAAAAGATAAAGAATTAAGAGTTTTGGAGATCGCTTATGATGACCAATTAATTGCATATAAAAAAATGCTATCTGAAAAAAAGATAGTAAAAAGTCAATACGAAAATCTCGAATCGCTTGCGACTGAATCTTATTTATTTAAACAAGGAGAAATAAATGATAAGTATAAAGCGGAACAAAAATTAAAAGATGATGCAGAAAATGCAAGAAAGATTCAAGCATTAAATGACAGTCATCAAAAATATTTATCAAGTTCGATTACAGTACAGGAAAATTTAATTAAGAAAGCACAGGAAGGACTTGAGGCAGACCAAAAAATTGATGATGCAAAATTTGAAGGCAAACAAAAACTTGCTCAAGGTATAAGTTCTATTGCAGGAATACTTGCGGATAATTTAGGCAATCAAACAATAGCAGGAAAAGGTCTTGCTGTTGCTGCGGCTTTAATAGATACTTATGCTGCAATAGCATCCAACTTACGGTCATTCAGTAAAGTTCCAATTCCTGGATATGCAATTGCTCAATCAATTGCCACAGGTCTTGCAGGACTTGCTGCGGTTAAAAAAATATTATCAGTAAAAGTTCCAAACAAAAGTGGCGGTGGTGTTTCGGTAGATTCTTCAATATCAATTCCCGCTCCTGTAACGCCTCGGCAATCATCAACAAGTCTTGATAGCAATACAATACAAGGCATTGGTAATGCTGCTGCAGGCGGTGTTAATCGAACATTTGTTTTGGAATCTGATATTACAAACAATGCAGAAAGAATAAGGAGAATAAACAGAGCAGCGAGATTAGGTTAAACGAAATTTTAAACTTATACAACCCACTTAATATTATGTTACCATTATTTGAAATAACAATCAACGAGGACATTGAAAGCAAATTGGAAGTCAATTACATTGCTCTTGTTGATAAGCCTGCAATTGAAAAAGATTTTTTAAAATTCAGTAACGATAAAAAAGTTGAATTAAAATTTTCTTCAATCAATGATGAAAGAAGGATACTGTCGGGTCCCGCCATGCTTGCTAATGTGCCAATTTACAGAAGGGATGAAGATGGGAAAGAATACAATGTTTTTTTTAGTGCGGAAACAATCTATAAAATAGTATTGAAAATATTCGAGAAAAAATATGTGAACAATTTTAATATCATGCATGACCCAAATCTTAAATTAGATGATGTGGTAATGTTTGAATCTTTTATAGTTGATTCTGCAAGAGGCATAAAACCGATGGATGGTTATGAAGATGCGGAAGATGGCAGTTGGTTTATATCTGTAAAAGTTAAAAACGATGCCGTTTGGGAAGCTGCTAAAAGCAGAAAAATAAAAGGTTTTTCTGTTGAAGGTTGCTTTAATGTTTCAGAAGAAAGCAGCCCTTATGTTCAATTGTGGAAACAGATAAGTGAAATTTTAAACGAAATAAAAACAAATTAAAAGCCACTTGATTACAACGGCTTCTTTTTATACAGCAATTAATTTTAAATATTCAGTATATGGACATCAAAGACGGATTAAAAAAAATAGGCGACTTAATAAAGTTGGCTTTTGCAGAAGTTGAAATACAAAAACATTCTACCGATTACCCTCTTGCCGATGGAAGCGTTTTAACTCTTACAGAATTGAAGGTTGGTGCAGAAGCAACTGTTGCAGGGCAACCTTGTCCTGATGGTTCTTATGTCATTGAAGATGGCACAACAATAACAACTTCCAATGGTCTTATTTCTGAAATCACACCAAAAGAAATCGAAGCAGACCCGCCTGTTGAAATGCAAACTCCCGAACAAATGAGAGCGGTGATTGAAAGTTTTGCTGACAGCACAACAGCTTCTCCTGAGTTAAAAAATATGGCTATCATTCTTAAAGCATGTTTTGAAGCTACATTTGGTTGGCAGTTACGTCAGGCAGAAGAAAAAGCTGCTGTTGATGCTGCTATTGCTGCATATAAAACAGGATTTGAAAAGCAGGAAAGCATTATTAAAATACAGAATGATGCATTAAAAGAAATGCACGCTGTCATTGAAGCTTTTGCAGATGAAAGCAAACATGAACCAACAGAGCAAATTAAAGAATTTAGCGACATGACACCTTTGGAAAAAAGAAGGTTTCTTAAAGCCGCAAATCAATAATAAAAAAAACATAAACTCATGGCAAAAAAAAATGAACTAAAAGGAAATTACAAGTACGCAGACAATGTGCCAACGCATTTAGTAACAGGGTACATGAAATCAGAAGAAAGCGAATTGCTTGTTTTTCAGACCAAAATGGTTAAAGGTTTAACTCCGTTTGGTCCGCAAGCAGGAGTGTTGGAAGAATCAGACCTTACGGATTCAATCATAGAATATCTTCTGAATAAAGAAGATGCAGAAGGAAATAAAATTTATGCAGATTATTTAGTGAAACTTTAAAATAAAATAAAATGGCTATCTCATTAACCGCAGGCTCAAGCACAGCATCAGGCAAACAGTATGAACCAATACTGGAAGAATTGCTTTTTGAAAACAAAACCATTGGCGACCAACTCGTGGCGTTTGCTGATGATGTTAAAGCATCGACAGAAATAACTGAAATTTCAGCTACTGTTGCTATGCAAGCGTATAGTTCAGGCGCTCCAAGTTCAAGTGGAACTCTTACATCAACAGGCACAGTTATAACTCCTGTGAAAGTTATGTACTATCAGGAATTTGACCCTAATACTTTGAGGGCATCTCGTTATGGTTTAACCATGAAATCAGGAGCATGGGAGTGTGCTTCAACAGAATTTGAAAAAGCTGTTCTTGGTTTATACAGCAGAAAAATTTCTTACGATGCTGATGCCAAATTTTGGAACAATGCCACAAGTGCAACTAAAGCTGCCATTGCAGCTTTAGCGCCAGGTGCAGGTCAGGGTTCAGTTGGTGCAGCAGAACAAACGTATGCAGCTTCATTAACTGCAGGACAATTTGATGGCATTGTAACTCGAATGATTTATAATAACGGCGCTTTAGGTACAAGGATTAAAAGACTTGGAACAACCATTTCTTCTACCAATATCAAAGCTGAATACGATAAATTATACGGCGATATTCCTGCAGTTGTTTTGAACAGCAGAGATGAAGCATGTAGGATTTATGCACCGTACAGCCATATACAATTCATCAATCAGTTTAATAATGTTGCAACCAATTATAAGGATGTATTCGTTGTAACAGACTTGGGTAAACCAACTCAAAAGGTTTTCTTCTACGGATTGGAAGTTGTATTTGTACCGTTGCCCGAAAATTGTATGATTGCAGCAAAACCTTCTCACCTGTTATGGGCAACCGATTTGGAAGCCGATATCAACAGAATGGAAATTAATAAAGTTGCAAACAACAGGGAAGATTATTTTGTGAAGCATATATTTACAATATTTGCTCATGTTATGAATCAATCTTACAACGTATTGTACTTAGGTTAATTTGGTTGGAAATTTAAAATAAAAAATTATTATCATGGCTTGTGCATTAACTCAATCATATAATCTTGACTGCAGGCTGAATTACGGTGGTGTGAAAGAATGTTATGTTATCGAATTGGAAAACATATCAAGCATTACTGAAACAGCGGGTGTCATTACAGCGATAACAAAAGTAGCAACAAAGGTTTTCAGAAAATACAATTTGGTTGCTCATACAGGAGAAGCAGAAGATAATTTTTCCTCATCTCTTGAAGCAGGAACTTCAATGTCAAAACAAACAGTTAAGTTTCCTGTAAATAAGATGACCATATCTGTACGGAATGAAATAATGCTTTTGGCTCAAAACAGATTGGTTTGGATTATCGTTGATAACAATAGCACCAATTGGATGTACGGCAGAGAATTTGGTATGACTCTTGCTACTGCAAGCGGTAAGACAGGTAAATCTTTAAGCGACAGGAATGGCTTTGAATTGGCTTTTGAAGGAGAAGAAAAGGTGATGGCTTACGAGGTCGATGATGCCACACTTGCCACATTAACAACCTAAAAGAATAAAGATTTGTAAATAATAAAAATGCTCCTTATCATAGGGGCATTTTTTATTATAAATTTATCAGACCTTTTTGCCACTTAATAATATGTTGGTCATTACAAAATCATCTACAAGTTCAATTCAGAAAATCATCCTCACATTGGATGAAAGTAAAACTGTAAATGGATCTGATTATATAATTACTTTCACAAATGTATCTACAAAGCAAACAGTATCTATTACCTTTATTCCTGCTGATGACATAAGCGATAGCCCGAGCAGATATAATGAGTTCAATATAAATGGCAATGCTTTTGCTGATGTCCCACATGGTCAATACAATTACGAGGTATTGGAAGTTGATACAGATATTATAATTGAAAATGGCAAGATGAATTTATTGCCCGAAACAAATAATATAATAAAAGGTTATGAAGCAACAACAACCATTAGAGGTTATGCAGGATAATGTTACGAATGTAAATTTAAAATTTGCAGATAGTAAACTCCCCGAAATGAAAAAAGTAAGGGGGTTTAAGCATATACGGTTTGGTGATAAAGATAACTACCCGAATTACATTCTTGAATTGTACAATAAATCCGCAAAGCATAATTCAATTATAAATAGCAAGTGTGTTTATATTCTTGGCAATGGGTTGGATGCTAAAGATGACGTAGGAAAAGAGTTTTTAAAGCATGCAAACGAAACACAAAGTTGGGATTCATTATTAAAAATGATATGTGTTGATATAGAAAACTTTGGTGGATTCTATTTGGAAGTTGTGCCAAAATTAAGTGGCAATGGTTATAATTATTATCACATCAGCTTCGATCGAATAAGAACAAATGAATCAAACAGTAAATTTTGGTATAAGAAAAATTGGGAAAAATATTTTGAAACTTCCGAAGACCCTATTAAAGAATTTGTGCCATTTAAGAATGGTATAAAATCAAAATCAATTTATTGTTACAAAGAATACAGAGCAGGGAGATATCCTTATTCATTGCCATCGTGGGTTGCATGTTGCAATTGGATAGAATCTGATATTGAAATAAGCAAATCAACTTTAACAAACGCTAAAACAGGGTTTTCTCCAACAAAGTTTATCAACTTTTTTAACGGAGAGCCTGCGGAGGATAAAAAAAGAAGTATTGAAAAAAGATTTCAAAATAAATTTTCGGGTTCAGAAGGAACTAAATTGATGATTGGGTTTAATAATGACCCGAATAAAGCGCCGACAGTACAAGATTTAGGAGTTAGTGATTTATCGAAAGAAGATTTTTCTTCTGTTAATGACCTTGTAAATTCCAATATGTATGCAGGACATTGTGTTACTCACCCATTATTATTTGGTATTCAGCAAGCAGGAAAATTAGGTAGCAGTTCAGAATTAAAAATAGCATACGACATTTTCAAAAATACTTATTGCAATTCAAAGCAAAGAGCATTGGAATCAATCGTTATGAAGTTTGCTAAACTTGCAGGAATTAATACTGAAATAACCATTAAAGACGTTGAGCCAATCGGTATAGAAATGTCAGATACATTAATACAAACTGCATTGGATAGAGATGAATTAAGAAAAAGGATTGGTTACGACAAATCAGAAAATTTATCAGGTTCATCATTAATAGTCAAATCAATAAATTCTCTTTCTCCGCTTGTTGCTAATAAGGTTCTCGAATCAATGACGGATAACGAGATAAGGGCATTGGCAGGGTTATCATCAACAGAAGGTGGTGATGTTGTTAAAAAAACAGAAGGTGCAAATGTTGCTCCAAGCCCTGTTGGTAATCAGGCAATGGTTAATGATGTGCTTACAAATTTAACAGGCAGACAGATTCAGAACATAACAAGAATAGTAAGGCACTATGGCGAAGGTAAAACAACTGCAGAACAAGCAAGGTTGCTTTTAAAAGGCGGTTATGGATTTACTGATGAAGAAGCCAACACATATCTTGGAATTGAAAACAAGGATGTTGCAGAAGATAAATACAGCGAAGTAGAAATAGCAATGATGTTCGATGAGATTGGAGAGAATTTTGATGACTATGTTATAGTTAAATCTGATTTTTATTCTGATGAAGATTCGGAAATGCAATTTGCTTTTGATGCAGTAACTGAATTGACTTCTTTAAGAAACAACATTGCAGAACTTATAAAATCTCAACCATCAATTACCAACAGGGCGATTTCTGAAAAACTTTTGGTAAGCACTGAAGAAGTTAATAAGGAAGTTTCCAAAATGATTGATGATGGAATAATCAGCAAACCAAAATTGCTTGGTGGTGGCAGAAAGATAATTGGTGATATTCCAAAAGTTAAAGTACCCGAAGTAATGGTTCGTTATAGTTATGAAAAAAGACCCGAAGCTGCAGGTCCTTCAATAAAAGCAACTACAAGACCATTGTGCAAACGACTTGTTGAATTAAACAGGCTTTACACAAAGCAAGAAATTCAAAAAATATCTGAACGAGTTGGTTTTAATGTATTTAAAAGAAGTGGTGGATTTTGGACACATGGTAAAAAAGATGCACAACCAGGAAAAAGGGATATGAAATGCAGGCACGAATGGAAATTAAATGTAGTAGTAAAAAAAGAAAATAAATAATGGCAACAATAACTTACTTGATATTGCCGTCTGTTGTAAAGGAACGAATGGCATTACATGAAAACGTAGATGACAAACTTATCTATCCCGAAATTCTTGCTGTGCAAGATTTACAAATATTGCCATTGCTTGGCTCTAAACTTTTTAATAAATTGCTTGCTGATATAGCTGCAGGAAGTTTGAGTGGTTATTATAAAACATTGATGGATGATTATTTGATAATGGCAATTTGTAATTTAGTTATGAGTGAATTGCCCGAATCTTTGAACTATCAATATTTCAATAAAGGAGTTAGTCAAAAAACAGTTGATAATGCCACACAGCCATCGATGTCTGATTTGTATAACATCATAGCAAAATACAAAAGCAGGGGTGAGCATTACATAAAAAGAGCAAGGTTGTATCTCATACAAAATCAGGCAACAAATATTCCCGAATACAGGCAAAGGGATTCAGGTGTTGATATAGTTGTGCCTGATGGTAATACTTATACATCACCAATTTATTTGGGAGATGAATCCGAATTGCCACGAGATGATTATTCTTTAAACAATAAAAAAATATCTGATAACAGTAACGACCCATATTTATTATAATCTATGCCAAAAAATATCAGTAAAAAGAACGAGGAAAAATTAATAAAATTTTTAAAGAAAAATGTCATTAACATTAAACCAAATAAAAACAAGGCTGATAAGTTTGGCAGGAAGCCATAGGCAGATAAAAACAGTTCGCTTTGTTGGATTGGATGAATCATTGGATGATTCTGATTTATTATATCCCGCTTGCATAATTGAATTGCAAGAAGGAAATAGATTGGCTTTAAGTGAAAGACTTGTAATATATAATTTTAAGATTTATTTTTTTGACTTGTTGAATATCGCAAAAGATAGCATGTCGAATGAATACGATGTTAAAAGCGATTTATCATCTATTGCACAGGACTTTCATGCGATGCTAAATTTTTCTGAATATGCGATAGGAGAAAATTCTTGGGCTGTTTCAGAAGATTGCCAAATGAATATTACAACATTTGAACTGCAGGATTTATGTGCAGGAGTTGAATTGACTTTATCTATTGGTGCGAGGTACGATGCAAACAGGTGTCAAGTTCCTGCTGATGATATAACTTTTGAAACCGATAATAATATGAAAATTATAAATAATTATATCCATGAAGTGGAAGAAGAAGCGTCAGAATTAACATTGACTTCTCTTATCAATAAAGAGATACTAATGTTTTTTTTAGGAACTTCACCATTAACACCAACGACATCAACACCGACAGCAGACCAATACAGGTACACAGCCTCGACAGGTCGTTTTGAATTTGGAACTATAATACAAAAACAACAAATTATACAAATCTTAAACAGGAATTTATGAAATTATTAAAAACATTAATGCTATTTATTTTAATCAGCAATTTTTGTAATGCTCAAGACACTTCAAAATATAATATTTCAAAAGAATACGGTTGGCAATATAAGAGAATTAAAATTGATTCTTCATTAATCATTCCAAAAGATACGCTTAGAAATAAAAAAGGTATTGCAATAAAAGGTTCTTCATTGTATTATGGCAACGGCACTTATTTTGTACAAATAAGCGGTGGCGGTTCAACATATTCAGCAGGGTACGGTTTATCCTTAGCATCAACAACATTTAGTGCAGATTCATCTGTATTGATGACAAAAGGAACAACACAGGTGATACCTTCCAATAAATATTTCACAGGCAGTTTTGGTGTTTCTATTGATAGTGCTATTTACTTAAAAAACAGCACATCAGGAGTAGGAGGGAATATTTATAAGAACGGTTCTTTATGGTTGCATAATAGGGGTGATGCTAATAGTATATT